GGCACGACCACCAGCAACTCGTATGAGTACGTGCGGGAAACTGGATTTACCAACAATGCCAAGCCGGTCGCTGAGAACACGGCCAAGCCGTATTCGGATATCACTTTCGAGCTGGTGAACGCGCCCGTTCGCACTCTCGCGCACCTGTTCAAAGCCAGCCGCCAGATTCTGGACGATTCCGCTGCACTGCAGAGCTATATCGATGCTCGTGCACGCTATGGCTTGCTGACGGTCGAAGAGGTCCAGCTGCTTTATGGGAACGGCACCGGTGCCAACCTGCAAGGGCTGATGACTCTGGCTGAAGCCTACGCAGCACCGGGCGGCATCGTCGTCACTGGTGAGCAGCGCATTGACCGACTTCGTTTGGCGTTGCTGCAAGCTGAGCTGTCTGAATTCCCGGCAGACGGTATCGTTCTGAACCCAATCGACTGGGCGGCCATTGAGCTGACCAAGGTCGGCGAAGGACGCTACATCGTTGGCCAGCCGCAAGAGGGCACCGCCGCCCGCCTGTGGAACCGCCCCGTTGTTTCGACACAGGCCATGCAGCAAGACGACTTCCTCACCGGCGCATTCCGTCTTGGTGCACAGATTCTCGATCGCATGGAAATCGAGATCCTGGTATCGACCGAGAACGCCGATGACTTCGAGAAGAACATGGTCACCATCCGCGCCGAAGAGCGTCTGGCATTCGCGGTCTACCGTCCTGAAGCATTCGTGACCGGCCCGCTGACCCAAGCTTCCGGCGGCTAATTCAACCATTCAAGGCGCCTAGATGGGCGCCTTACGGAGATTTTGTTATGGCTAACACTACAGAAGACAAGCAGAAGTCGCCGCGTCAGTCAGCAAAGCCTGAAACGGAAGTTAAGGCTGACCATTCCTCAAAGGATGGGGCCAATACCGTGGAGATTTTTCCGCTTCGTTCGTACCAGGACCAAGACGAGATCAAGCGCCGCGGTGGTCCCGGGTACAGCGTTTCCAAGCGTCATGCCGATCAGTTGATCCAAGCCGGACTTGCTACGGACAAAAATCCGAAGGACTGAAATGAACGCCATCTCGACCGACGTAGCAATGCAGCATCTGAAGGCCGACGATGATGACCGTGAATATGTCGATCTGTTGCTGGCGGCCGCTGAGGACGCAGCTGCGCAATTCATGAACCGGCGGTTTTACGGTGACGCGGATGCATTGGCTGGCGCCGTACTCGATGGCACTGCAGGCGCTAATGCGATCGTGTTGAAACCTTCGGTCCGAGCGGCGTGCTTGCTCATCCTCGGCCACCTCTATGCCAACCGCGAAGATGTTGTGGTCGGTACGATTTCCAGCGAGATCCCTTTGGGCTCTCAATCGCTGCTCACGCCCTACCGCATTGGTTTGGGGGTGTGAATGCGCGCCGGTCCACTGCGTCATCATTGTGCGATCCAGCGCGCTGAATCGGTCACTCGGCCCGGCGGCGGGCGCTTAGAGTCATGGACGGAAATCTTCAAAGTGTGGGCCGAGATCACTCTGCCCACCGGGCGCGTCGCTGTGGCGGCCGATCAACTCAGGGCTGAAATCTCCGCAGAGATTCGTATCCGCCACCGAACCGACATCTCGGCGGGCATGCGAATTATGCACAAGAGCACCACCTACAAGGTGGAGGCCGCGCTCGCCGACAACGACCAAACGATGCTTCGGCTGCTCTGCTCGAACGTCGTAAATCCATAACTGAGGGTTAGAACTATGAAAGTACGTGCCTTGGCCGATATCTCCGGCCCAATGGGTCGTAAAGCTGTGGGCGAAGAGTTTGTTGTCGGCGCTGCCGAAGGCAAAACACTGGTTGACCGCAAGTTGGTGGAAGCCGTGGATGACGCTCCTGCCAAACCGGCAAAAGAGCCAAAGGCTGAGGCCTGATCATGGCTGCCCGCCGGTCCCGCCTGGCGGGAGACTTCAAGCTCCGTAAGATGCTGCGGAACATCCACGGCCAGATCGACAATGAGATCAAACCAGCGATGCAAAAAGCGGCTGACCGGATATTGGAATCCATGAAGGAAAGAGTGCCACGCTCTGGTCGTGGCGACGCCGGTGGTCACGCCGCAGACGCATTGGAAGCGTTCGTGAGCAAGTCCGGGCTCGATGCTCAGATTGGCCTTCGCGGGCTGAAGGACAACCGCCGATATTTTTACCTCAAATTCCTTGAATACGGGACGAAGGGTTACACCGGCGGCCGCCGCTCGGGAAATCGAAAGCAGCGTGACACGAATAAAACGGACGGATCGCACTTTTTCGGCAAGCATCCAGACATTCCCGCGCGACCGGCGCACCCGTGGCTACGTCCGGCATTGGATGTAAATCGGGAGTTCGTTCTTGCCGATATCAGCGCCGCCGTCGCGAACACCCTGAAGCGGGCAAGTCAGGAGCTGGGCAATGGCTGATCCAGGATTCGCGCTTCAGGTAGCGATATTTGATCGGCTGACGGCCGAGGTGTCCTGTCCGATTTACGACAGCGTGCCGATGGATGCGCCGATGCCGTACGTCTCGCTCGACTCAGAGATTTCGTCCAACGATGACCCGCTGGACAGCCGCCGGGATGTGCGCCTGTTCTACCTGTCGGTCTGGAGCGAGTTTCGCGGCCAGGAAGAGGTCAAGCGGCTGATGGGCGAGATTGATGCCGCGCTTCACCTTCGACCGATGGACATTCAAACCGGGCGGGTCGTTTCGGTCCGTGTCGAGCGTAAGCAAAGCGACCGGGATGCCGACGGCATCACCTATCAGGGCAGCGTGACCCTTCGCGTTATCACCGAACACTGATTTTCAACTGACCCCAACGCCGCGTTGCGGCTTTCACCTGTCCTCAGGAGGACTACCCATGCCTGTAAATACTGGCGCCAAGACGCGGATCTCTATCGGCCCGCGTCTCTCGGCAAAACTTCCGACCGACAAAGCCGCCGCGCTGACCCTGCTCAAAGCCATCACTTACGTGAAGGTCGGCGAGGTGGAAAGCATTGGCGACTACGGCGACACCATCAACGATGTGACATTCGCCAGTCTCGACTCTGGGCGTTCTGAGCATTTGAAAGGCCTGGCCGACGCCGGCACTACTGACCTGACCATCGGCTTTGACAAAGCCGACACTGGCCAGTTGGCGCTCGTTGACGCGTTCTACGATCGTTCGCGGTTCGATTATCCGTTCAAGGTCGAGTACGTCGACGGTCAGGTCGACTATTTCGCTGCGAAGGTCATGGGCAACAAGAAGACGGGTATCACGACCGGCGACGTGATCAAGCGCGCCGTCACGCTGGGCATCAACTCGGACATCATCGACGACGACGTCGAGTAACAGCTCCGCCTGCGTTCACCGCCGCCTTTGGGCGGCTCCTTCATATCTGTGAGAGAACACCATGAGCAAACTGAATCACGGGACCTTTGTTGTCGAAGCCGGTGGCACCACTTACACCCTGAAACCAACGTTGCGCGCCGCGCGCGCGATTGAATCGAAGTTCGGCGGACTGTTGCCGGCAATGAGCGCGATTGGTCAAGCAAGCGTCGCTGCTATTGCAGTGATTATTGCTGCAGGGGCGGGCCTCGACACCAACAAGCGTAAGGAGCTTGAGGCTGTCGAAGAGGCAGTCTTTGCGACTGGGATCAACGCAGTTGGCGGCCAAGTCCTTTCGTTCGTAAGAACGCTGCTGAACCCTGGCGGTAAAACGGATGAAGAACTCGCAGAAGCGGACGACGCGGGAAACGAAAACCCAATGGATACGTCGACGAGCTCTTCGGAATAGCGACGGGCTATCTGGGATGGCCACCGCGTGATGCTTGGGACACGCCGATCATTGAAATATTGATGGCGTGGGAGGCGAAGGTAGACTTCCTCAAGAAAACGAATCCGTGGGGACAAGCCGAACAGCAAGCGCCCGACGCGCAGGCCGTCGCCCGTGATGTGCGGATGGGCTTCCGTGTCGCAGCAAGGACGCGCAAGCAGGGTTGAATACCAATCCTGTCGCAACTGAGCATCACCACAACTCATCCGGCCATGTGCCGGTTTTTTTATGCCTGGAGAAAAGTGAATGGCTGACGGAGATGTTCAAGGCCTGCTGGTCCGAATTGAAGCCACCACGGCCCAACTCCGTCAGGAAATGGCGCGCGGCGAAGCGGCCGTCGCGCAGACCGCCGGCAAAATCGACTCGAGCTTGGGCAGGGTCGACAAGGCGTTTGATCGTGCGGGCCACAGCGCGAAGACACTGTATGAGGCGATCACCTCAGCTGCATCATCTTTTGGTGGCTTCAATATCGCTGCGGTCGGATCGATAGCGGGCCTCGTTGCGCTTACCAGCAGCACCATCGACCATGCTCGCGAGGTGAAGAACCTCGCGTCTGTGTCCAACGCATCCGTCGAAGAATTCCAGCGGATGGCCTACGGCGCCAAAACCGTGGGGATTGAGCAAGACAAGCTGGGCGACATCCTCAAGGATGTGAACGACCGCGTGGGTGAGTTCATCCAGCGCGGCGGCGGCGAGATGGCGGATTTCTTCAATGAAATTGCACCGAAGGTCGGTGTCACTGCCGAGCAATTCAAGAATCTTTCCGGGCCTCAGGCCCTCCAGCTTTACTACACATCGCTGGAAAAAGCGGGTCTGAACCAGCAGCAACTGACCACCTATATGGAGGCCATGGGCGACGAGTCCACCGCGCTGATTCCCTTGCTGCAGAGCAACGGAAAAGGCTTCAAAGACTTGGGTGACCGCGCAGAAAAGTTCGGTCTGGTCATCTCCAAGCTGAGTATTGAACGGTTGGTGGATGCTGGTCAGGCGGTGAAGGACCTGCAAGGCACTTTCTCAGGTGCGAGCCAGCAACTGGTGGTCGGGCTTCTCCCTGGTATCGAAAGCGTAACCAAGGGGCTGGCGCACCTGCGGGACGATGGCGGTGCACAGAAGGTAGGGGAGACGATCGCGTTCCTCGCCGAGAACATTGACGTGCTGGCGGCAGCACTTGGCGGGAAGCTGGCTGCGGCATTTGCCAAATATGCGATTGATGCGGTGACGTCCGCCGGATTAGCCACTGCAGCATTTCTTCAAAACGTTTCTGCGACGAAAGCTTCCACAATCGCTAAAGCCGAAGAGGCAGCTGTAGCCGCGGAAGGAGCTGCGGCGAAGCTACGTGAGGCAGTAGCGGCTGCCGGTGCAACCACTGCGTTGCAGGCAGAGGCTGTAGCTCGTGTGGCGAACCTCGAAGCGGTCCGGCAGTCCTTGGGCTATCAAGCGGCGCTTGCTGCCGGGTCGACGGAGGAGGCGCAGCTCAAACTTTCACTGGCGGCGGTTGAGGCTGAGTTGACCGCCGCACGCACGGCGGAGGCCAAAGCAACCCAGGCGCAAGGCGTAGCATCGGCCGCGGCGGCCGGCGCAATGGCGCGGGACACAGCGGCGACCCAAGCTAACGCCGCCGCACAAGCTGAAGCGGCTGCAGCCAAAGGAGTTTTGGCGCGCGCGGGCGCGGGGCTCCTTGGTCTGCTCGGCGGTCCTGCGGGTATTGCGGCTCTCGCTATCGGTGCCGGTGTCGCCTTCCTCACCATGGGCGGCAACGCCAAAACGGCCGTCACAGGTATGGACGAGCTGAAACGCTCGACCGATGACGTCCGCAAATCGTTTCAGGACCTGGCCAAGGACCAGCAACGCAGTGCGCTGGTAGGTGTCATGCGCGAGCAGGAGTCAGCAGCATCGACTGCTGACGAGGCTTTCGCTGCCTTCTTGAAGACCTCCAAGCAGGTACTCGGCAGCACGGTCGCCACTCGGATCGCTGGCGATGCCGAACAAGCGCGGAAGGCAGGCAAAGGCCTCTCAGATACGATCGACGACTGGCAAAAGCGGTTTCACATTCCCGAAGAGGGCATGCGCAGTCTGCAAGATGCAGCCGGGGCGCTTTCGACTGCGGAGCAACGAACGCATCTCCTTGCCGATCGCGCCGCTCTGTATCGCACAGAGCTGGACAAGGGCTCGCAGGTCACTCAGGTCAATACCGGCCTCACAGCGGATCAGGCCCTTGCAGTCAACACACTGCAAAAGTCGTTGGAGAAGCAGCTCAACACGCTGCAAGACAAAACCGCTGTCGACGCTGCCAACCGGGTTCTGACCGACAACAACATCGCGGCGACGAGCAAGGAGGGGCAGGCCCTTCTGACGACTGCGGCCGCCATCGACAAACAGAAAGCGGCGGACCAAGCCGCAGCGAAAGCCAAGTCCGATGCGAACAGCGCGGCGCAGAAGGCAATCAGCCTCTCGGAAGGGCAGAAGAAAGCCCTGACGGATTTGGAGGCCAATGCCCAAATCGCTATTGCATCCGCACGTGGCCTCGCGGATGCGTATCTCGCTGGTACCGACAGAAGCCGCGAGCTCACTCTTCAGCAGAAGGTTGAGGAGGCGGTGTTGAAGACTGGCGCCGCGGCCCGCGCTGAGGTTGAAAAGGCACTTCGCGCGCAGGCTGACGCTGAAGATCGTTTGGCAGTCAGCAAACAGGCGTACGACCTGGGCAAGGAAACCGCAGACCTGATCGCCCAGGCGAAGGCAACCCTTCAGGGCGCCGATGCATTGCAGGCGTATAACGTCCAGAAAGCGATGCAGGCAACGCTCGCGAACCGAAATATCGAGGCCGGAAGTAAAGAATATGAGCAGCTGCTCGCCGCGACGAAGGCGCAGCAGGACGCAGTCAAAACCCTCAAACAGGCCGGTGACGCCGGCAGCATTCTTGATCGCCTGTATCCAGAAAGTAAGCTGCTGCGCGATTACACCAACGATCAGAACGCGTTGAATGCGGCAATGAAGCTGTATCCGGAGCGGGCTGACGATTACCGGGCTGCCCTGCAACGGCTGGGCCTCGAGTACGAGGAAAATAAAAACGCCTCGTCAGCTTGGGGGAAATTCACAGAGGGGGCAGTTGACCGTGTAGACGGCGCGTTCGCCGATATGTGGAAGTCCATTCTCGGGAAGTCGGGAGACTTCTTCAGCTCGTTCAAGGACAGCTTTAACCAGTTCTTGGCCGAAGTGCTGCACATGGCGATCACTCGTCCCATCATCGTGCAGATTGGTGCATCGCTTGGCGTCGGAGGCCTCGCCGCACAAGCAGCGTCTGCTGGCGGGGGCGGAGGCGGTACGGGTGTCGGCTCTCTGCTGAACGGGGCTTCGTCGTTGTATAGCGCCGCTACCGGCTGGGGGAAGGCGCTATACACCGGCTACCAGAGTGGCGGCCTTGCCGGCGCGTGGAGCGGTCTGGGCAGCTATTCCTCTGGCGTGCTCGCCGGTTGGGACCAGGCAGCTGGGCAACTGTTCGGCACTATCAGCAACGGCAGCAGCGCGCTGACTTACGCGCCAATCAGCTATCAGGCGGGTAATGGCGCCTTCGCGGGTGCGGGCCAGGCCATTGGTACCTATGCGCCATGGGCGAGCGCTATCGGTGGCGCGTTCATGGGTTATCAGAACTCAGGGGTCAAAGGCGCGGTTGCAGGTGCCGCAGGCGGTTACGCTGGTGCCCAGGCAGGCGCGGCGATCGGTACGTATTTTATGCCAGTGATTGGTACCGCGATTGGTGCAGTCATTGGTGGGCTGGTCGGCTCCATCGGTGGTTCGAAACTGTTCGCGGGAGACTGGGTGACCAAAAACTCAGGCATTCAGCTCGGTGTCAAAGATGGCGACCTTGATGCGTACGCGTTCAAGTACCAGAAGAAGAAAGGCGGCTTGTTCGGCAGCAACAAAAAGCGGACACAGCTGTCGGCACTCGACGATCAGTTGCAAGGCCAGCTACAGGATGCGTTTGACGACCGCCTCGACACGGTTTTCGGACTGTTCGACAAGCTGCATGTCGACGTGAAAGATGGCGCGCTCGATGGCCTGAACATCGCAGCCCAGCAGATCAGCACCCAGGATCTGACCTCGGAGCAAGTTACACAGCTGATTTCTGATTGGTTCGAGGTTCTGGGTAATGAGGCGGTCGGCGCGATCTCCAAGTCAATGAAACTGGACCTGGACGGCTACAACGTCAACCAGCTCACCGACTTCGTCAACAACCTCTACAGCATCAACGACACCTTCAAACTGCTGAACATCAACGCGCTGCCGGTCTCGATCTGGGGCGGCAAATTGGCTGAGCAGTATGTGGCGCTTGCCGGCGGCATGGAGGCTTTCAATACCGCGACCCAGACCTACTACAACGCGTTTTTCACGGATGAAGAACGGGCGGTGAACACCCTTGCGGGTATCCGGAAGGAGTTTTCTGACCTGAACGTGACGCTTCCTGATAGCAAGGAAGGGTTCCGAGCGATGGTCGAGGGTATCGACAGCACCACCGACGCGGGCCGTCAGCTGTTCATCCAGCTCACGGCTCTGTCCGGCGATGCTGCTACCGCCTACCAAATTCTCAAGCAGCAATCGGACGCCGCGAAGCAGGCGGCCGCGGATGCCGCCCAGCAACTGATCGGAAATGCTTCTGCCGCATTCAGTGGGCTGCAGAGGGCGATCAATGCGCAGAAAACATCGGTCAACGACATGCTGGCCACGGCCAACGCCAATGTAAGCGACCTGACTGCGAT